ATGAGACCTTTATCGGTTAATGTCTTCGCGCCCAAGCGATCAGTAACGTCATCCAGTTCTTCCTGCGACAACCGCTTGAAAGTCGCGGTGAAGGCTTTTTGCTCGGTTTTGCCGTTATCGCCTGGTACATCGACCTTGACCGGCGTTGTGTATGTTGGGGTGGTTGAAATTTTGAACATGTGTGTTTCCTTGTTGGGTACTGCGGTTAGATATTGATCATGGTGATTTCATCGTTACCGACGACAGGCGTCGGCTCCAGCGTCAGCTTGTAGGCCAGCATGTCATCGATCTTGTCGTAGTTCGCATCGAGAACACGGCACAGCATGTTGAGCTGGATTTTCTTTCCTGCTACGCTGCCGTGCGTGGTCGTAACCGGCACCACCACGCCGGAACTTGCGAGCGTGAACGGATTGAATGTGCCGAGGTCTGTCGCCAGCACTGTCGCCGTGGCCTGTGGCGCGCGATCAGAGATAACGATTTCCTTTTGCGGCCCAGGCAAATCCATGCGGCTGACCTTGTTCCCGAAAGACCAATCAAGCTGTGACAGCGGCAATGCGACGCCGTTAATCGACAGCGGCAAGGTATTGGCGCTATTCGATCCTTCTTCAATCGGCCAGCCGGTACGCGTGACCGCAGGCGCGGCCTGGGGCGCTGGCACCACATATTGAAAATCGAAGGAGAAACTAAGCGTCGGTGTTCCTTTTGCGGCAATCTTGCCTTTCACTTCGCCCCGGCCACCCAGCAATGCATGCTGTGCGCCATCGATATTGATGTACGCGCAGACGCTGCCGAAATTGGAGCTAACCAGGTTATAGGCCGCCGACGTGGTGGCGGTGAGGGTTTCAGCCGTGCCGCATGCCAGCAGCAGCGGTGCCCACTTTGGCGACGTGCCAGCCGTGCCGGAACCGGCCAGCGCAACGTCAAACGTCAGCTTGGCCCAGGACGTCACGATAATGTTGCCGCTGTTGCCCAGGTAAGGCAGATCGATATTGCGTGCAACCTTGTCGTTATCCATCGGCGTCAACACCACGTTGCGCGCCTCGATCCAGTTGGCCGCGCCGGTTGGGATCGCATCGACGCCATAGGTCGCTTCCGGTTTGATCAAGACGGCCTTGTTGCGCCAGCGGCGCGGTGTAATCAGGTTGGGCATTGTTGTTCCCCTTCATGTGTAACGATTTGCGTGTCGGACGCCGGAATCTCGGCCACTTGCTCAGTTACCGGCGCATCCGTGGCCGCGACTGGTGTGCGCTTGCCGGTTACCGGATCGGCGATATAGCGCCCACCGATTCCCCAATACGGGCATTTTGAAAAGTCGTTCAATTTGCACTCCTGTCGATGTACGACGTTAAATAGATGTCTTGCCACCACATATGCATGTCCTTGAAAGCCAGGAGGCCGCTACGGCCACGCGCCAGTGGGTCATAGTCGGGTGCCGCCTGCCAACCTAGCAACGCCGTCTTGACTGCTGCGCGCAGTGTTTCCAAGTCCTGCCTGGCCGCGACGCCTTTCGGGTCGCTGACGTTGCGCACTACCAGAATTACGCCAAGCGTCACGGACACGCGCTGGATAACCAAATCGCCCATTGCGCTATTGCCGGGGTTTTCTTCCAGGGGGATGACAAACGCGGCGGGTGTACCTTTTGGCAAACTCTCGGCGGCATTCTGGAACTGTGCAGCACCGCCGACGTGCTTGAGCAATGGCACATTGGTTTCCAGCCTGGCGATGACGGCGTCAATCATATGAAGCGATCCCGCTTAAAAACCGATGGCACTGGTTCCACGATGGCGACAATAGACGGCGCATAGTCCTGGATCGGCGCAGCGGCTTGCAGCACTACTACGCCGTCTTGTACGTCCTTCAGCCATGCCACAGCATCAGTGAAGTCATTACGCGCCCGCTCCGTGACGGCGTCGCCTAGCAAGTAATAGCGTGCGATAGCGCATGCAACTTGCGTAAGCTTCGCCGGAACCGTGTTTAACGGCAGTGTGTAGCCGCCGACCAGGTAACCGTCAATCATCGCGTTGGCATCGGCCAGGATGACGTTTAACGCGCCAGGGTCTAGCATCGCTTCGCGTTGGGCGATCTCGTCTGCCCCATAGCGTTGCGTCAGATCGGCGCGGGCTGCGTAGGTCATGCCGATTCGCCTTGAGACTCGTTATCGGCTGCTTCGGCCTTGTCGTCAGCGTTGACTGCATCGTCCGCCTGGTCGTCTTCCATCTCGATTTCCTTCACGGTCAGACCTGGGCAACGCTTGATTTCCTTGATTTGATCTTCGGTCAGATCGGACACCTTGACCTTTGTCGGTCTGTCGCTCCAGGACAAACCGGCGCGGCTGAAACCGTGCAGGATTGCCGTGACTTCCAAACCGGGAACGGTGCCGCTCGTATCTTGCCCCTGGTCTTTGCCCTTCTTGTTGCCTTGTGCATCCTTCTTCGTCGCTGTCATGACTACTCCTGTTTGTTGATTCATTGATTTGACGTCACGGCTGCGCAAGCACAGCCGGACGCATTAGGCCGTGGTGGCCGGTTAGTTGTTATTCGCTTGGGTGCCGTCCGAGCCGTAGCACAGTTGCCAGAAGGCGTAACCGCCTGCTGCACGCGCTTCGCAGCCGAACTTGTACATCTTGCGATTGAAGACGTCTGCGGCCTGCGGATCGATCTGCTGCACGAATACAGGTGCCTTGCGTTGTTGATAGATGAACGGCTTGACCGGCTTTGTCGTGTCCAGCAGGAACCAGGCTGTTTTGGACATCAAGCGTTGATCGACCACGACTTCATAAGCGCCCTTGAATGGATTGGGCTTGCCATCTTGCAGGCGGTCGGTCGTCATCAGCGCGTTGGCGGTTTGCTTCAACGCTGGCGGCACCAACAAGATGTTGCCCTGAATGTTCAACGGTCGGCCCTGGTCGTCAACCATGCTCATCAACACAGTATCCGCTGCGCCCAGGCTGGCCTGCGCTGCTGTCAAGCTGGAGACAGATAACGCCAAAGTGCCGCGATTGCTCATCGTGCCAGGGGTGCCATCGGGATTGGTAATCGGATGATTGACGTCGCAAAAGAATTGCTTGTCGTAGCAGAAGGACGTAAAGGCACCATTGACCAATCCCGATACGATTTCATCCGGCAACTGCTTGGCAGAGAGGCCCGCCATTTGTGCTTGCGGCGCGTAGATGCCGAGTTGATCGTCTTCGATGTCGTTGCGGTCTACTTCGACAGTCGCTTCCCAATCGTTATTGACAATGTTGTAGTTGAATGCGGACAGCGCCTTGACTGCTTTTTCACCGATCCACTGGCGCATGCGCGGGAACGTGGACAGCCAGTAATAGTTATTCTGCCTGGCGGTGGATGGCACCAGCATGGCGATCTTTTGCCAAGTCGTCGACGCATTGTCGAATGCGTTGTTGAAGTTGGTCTTCAGACTGATGAATAGGTTTTGTATGTTTTCCTGATTGACTAACATGCGGTGTTCCTTTGCGAATGATGTTTAGATGCGCGGGTGTTTGTTTGTTGTTTGTTTATTCGATCCAAACACCATCGGTATCGATGCCGACCAGCTTACCGCCCGGCGAGCGTGTGTTCGTACCGTTGGTTTTGGCGACGGTGAAGTCGTCCACGATGTAGACCACCTGGCCCATGCTCGCTTGCGTGATTGGATCGGCGGCGCTATTGACCCACTTGAAAGCCTTGCGACGTCGCACGATGATATTCACCGCGCCATCGGTGCCGTTGGTGTTATCGGCATAGGACTCGGCGCGACCGAGATATGTCAGCGTCGTAGCGGTTGCGCCTGGCGTCGCCATTCCGTTTGCATTGGCGCATACCATCGCGCCAACAAAGATTTTTACGCCGCCCGCTACCGGAACGTTGAGCATTTCGGTTTCCTTGAACGGGGTATTGCGATCAGCAGTTAAAGGCATGTTTGATCCTGGATAGTGTTAAACGGGTTGTAGCTACTGCGTGGCGCGGTGCGTGCCTGTGCTTAGGCGGTGCGCTCGGCGTTCAATGTCTTTTGAAAGTCTTCCTGCGTAACTCCCAGGGCCGCGCACATTTCTTTCTGACTCGCAGTCAACGCCGCATTGCCGTTGCCGCCGTCCGGCTGCTTGCCGCCTGTTTGCATACCGTTGAGTAGTGCGATAGGCGGCGCGTTCTTGAGGAAGGATGTCAGCGCGGCCAGGTCTTTTGCGCCGTATTCACGCGCCCACGCTTCCTGTGCCGGAAGCAGCTTGCCCGCCTCCAATGCGCCCTTGACGATTGCATCCACGCGGGAGGTGTTGACCTCTGCCGACAGCGCCGAATAGCGGCCCTGTAGGTCTCGCATGACAGCGATAGGCACATACTGGGTCGGATCGGGTGTCGTCGCGCTCAACGATGCGATAGTGGCGCGCTGCGTGCTGATCAGGCCAATGAGATCGGTCGAAGCGGCGGCGCTGGAATCCTGTCCTTGTTTGACAACTGCGGTCAAACTCGCAAGCTGGCTTTGCATGTCAGCGTCGGTAGCTGTGGCCGGGAGGTTGAGCAAAATGCGAAGTTGCTCGCGCAAATTCAAATCCATCGGATTCTCCTGTGTAGATAGTTGGGTTGGTGTTGTTGCGAAATGCGCTGACGCAGCGGCCAGCAGCACGGCATCCATGCCATCGATGGCGGGATTGTTGGTAATGGCCGCCATGAACAAAGCGGTAACTGCGCCGCTCTTGTCGTAGCCGATCACTGGTGAGATATAGCGGTATTCGTGCGCCGCAATCATTGACTTGGCCCGATCTGTCCATTGCACATCGGTCGCAAACAGGCCGACGCCTTCGCGCCACTCCAATTTGCTGAACCAGCCCGCAGCAGGTGCTGGCTGGCCATTCTGACGCGCCAGCATGGTCTGGTGTTCGTAGTCGATGACGTAAGGCGTCACGCGGGCCGCTGCGTTGGCAATCAATGTTTGAGCCAGGGCCGCATCGATGTGCCAGGCCGGTGCATCGTTTGGACGTCCGTCGCGTGCGCTGAAGGTTCCAGCAGGCAGCAATTGCAGTTCGCTGCTTGCGGTCAGCGCCATCGAGCAAGCGGCGACTGCCAACAAGCTGGCTGCGGTGATTTGATGTGGTGTTGGTTTCGACATGCCGCCATCTTCGCCTTTGGCGAAAATGGGGGGATCGCGATAGGTTTCAGTGGGTTAAAGCATTCCCGCCATCGTGGGAAAGCCTTGAAATGCGGGGATTTGCCTACCTGTCAAAATTGACAGGTAGTCAAGTTTTTACTTGCAGTTCTGCTTTCGTAAACGATACCATCCTCGCCGCAATTACTATTTACAAATTACTAACTAGACAATCAAATGGGTGACAGTTCGTATTGGGATGCCGCAATAAGGCGATTGAAAGACATAGAGAAGAAATGGTTGGAGCGGCCTGCATATGGCGGCAGCATTCAGACTTCAACCTCTCGGCCAATGTTCGGTTCGGGCATCACCACATCATCCAGCGGATGGGGCAGCGGCATATGGCGGGCCGCAGAAGAAACTGCATTGCATGCAAAGTTTCGCGTGGTGCATGTAACGGATGCAATCAATAGCAGTTTTCCTGCTGCCTTCGCCGAGATTGAAACAAGGCTCGGCGGCATCAAGATAGACACGATCAAAGATGTTTTGCGCAGCATGCTAAAAGATGTTGCGCTGATCCTGGGCGGTTCTACCGTTCTCGGCTCAGGTGTTGGTGCTGCGGTAGGCTCGCTTGCCTTCGGCGTCGGTGCCGTTCCCGGTGCGGCAATCGGAGCCACCGCTGGCTTTGAGATGGGTAATCTGATTCTCACGTTTACCGGCTTGAAGTCGATTGCTACCTTTATGGCCGGTGCCGTACCTGCTGCTATCCGATGCTATGGAGATGGTTTTCGCGAAGCCTGGGGCGAACCTGACGGCAAAGCGACGTGGGCGCATATTGCGTACAAGGATTTTGCGAAAGGTCACGTATTGTTTGTCATGGCGATCCTGATGGGAATCGTCGGCTATCTAACACGCGGCAAGGGTAATTTTCCGATTCTCATGGGTGAGATTCGCGCCAGCGCGAAATTAGGGCCAAAATTTGCGGATTGGATTGAGTTGAACCAAGGTTCGCTAATGAGGAATCCGGCCTTGCAGCAAGGCATGCGAATGAGCGCAGGCGCAGCGAGTGACGAAGCACCTGCGGTGGCTCCGCAAATACAAGGGCCAATACGTGGGCAACAGTTGCCCAACGCAATCGATCCAGACGCGCCTATCTCCGCTGCTCCCGCCACTCCTGCGGAAACGCTGGCGAAAGTGAATAAAGGGAGGGCACCATTTTCTGAGTTGAACGCTGCGGTTGCGGAGGCACAGGGTTACAAGTATGCGACCGAGACACTAGGACAAGATGCGATATCAGGGCCAGGGAAGGCGTCTGTACAAGGCCCAGACTTCCTTACATTAGGGAAAACCAGGGATGGCTTACCCGCAATCAATGTATGGGATGCAAAATACCGTGGGCCGAACAATCCGTACTACCCGAATAGCATCCCTCAGAACCAATTGGATAGTTGGTTGCCAGATATAACCGATGCAGTCAATAATATGGCTCCTGGTGAAGCTAAAGATGCAGCACTCGATGCCCTGCAAAATGGGCGTATTCAAGGACAGATTTTCAAATGGCCCCCGCAATGAATAAGATAGACCCAACCAAATTGCAAGAAGCTATGTCGTACAAGAAGGGAACGCCGATAGCATCAATCGTTTCGGACTCGACACCAGAAGCGTTTGTTCTTAAAGGAATGTACCGCTTTGCGCCTGGCATTTACATGACATTTTCCGAGTATATGCCGAACTCGTTCAAGCGCAATCCTGAAGGTCTAAATCTAGCATCCTTACTATTGGCCCCAGATGATAGCGCTGTAATGCGCGTAACTAAGATGGATATAGAGCATGATGCTAACGCTCTGCTTGAAGTACCGACTGCGGCGCTACCAAGCGGGGCTGCTGCAACATATGGGGAAATTCTGAAGGGGCTTAAGCGTGAAAATGGAAAGGGAAGCCTAGAGTCGGCGGAATATCGTCTTGGTTCGGATGGTCTATTCGTTCATCGCACAATTCAAACAGGATTAGTCGATTACTTCTTCCGTGGTCGAGCGGAGAATGACAACGAGGCACCATACGCTATTTGCTACAAATACGAGCGTCCATGAACCATTTCAAGACCTGCGCAGCGTCCAGAGCGGGCGTGACAATTCGTGATACAAACGGCGTTACCTATCCACACCCGAATTTAAGGCGTTAAACAAGCGTTAATAGCTCGCAATGCGGTTTGGATGGGGAAAGTGCCAGCCGCACATTTTTATCGTGTTTGCGCTCGTTTAATCCATTCTTGAAACCGCCGACCCAAAGCGGTCGGATTTTCGACACAAGAGATTATGCCAAGAGCGACCGCCGTTAAAAAAATCAAGGGAATATTGGAGCCTGCCGAACTTCAAGAACTTTTGAGGACGATGTATCCAAGATTCCCATCAAAGGTAACTCGCGTCGTTGTTCCAACAGTGGATGCACCATCAAGCGAGTATGCCCCTGCAATGGCAATGTATAAGCAGGCGTTCAAAAAGAACGAAAGTCTGCACCACAGTTATTTGAAATGGTTCGGCCTGCACTGGTCGATGGGGGTTAATGCCGGTAAAATGTTTTCGGACTATCGCTACGAAGCCCATATCGCGTAGGGGTTGAAATATCACTCCACGGGAAACCGGGCAGACTTCTATCTGGTCTATCGTCGCAAGACGGCTGACCAACCCTTTTAAACTTGATAAAATTTGGTATCAGTTTGTTAAATATCAAAGGATTCTGAGAATATGGCAAACAAAGAAATTCAGGAGTTGCTCGATAGAGTTGCCGATGGATGCGGTTACGGTGATCCAGAAGCACGGCTCAATGATGACCGAAAGCTTCAGGTTTTCATTGCGCGAGAGCAAATCAAAACAGGAACCAGACAAAATTGGTTAACTTTTGTCTTGGTTGTTGTGGGAATTCTTCAGGCTGCCGCAACTTGGTATAGATAGTGATTTAACATTGCGTTTGGGGGAAATGCGTCGCAAATGGCGCATCCATCACCTTTACGCCGATATCATCGAATGGATATTTCCCTTGTGGGAGCGAGTTATGCTCCCACAAGGGGCGTACTTTGCTTACCACTTGGGAATTTTTTTCTCAAGGAGGAAAGCAGCATGAGAGTACATACTTTAACAAGTGTGTATGTTGATCAAGGCGGGCTTTGTGCAGTGTGCCAATGCAAGATGACGAAGGCAACGGGCTGGCATGACCATCACATAGAATATCGTG